CCCTCAAACAGGGATTGACGTACATGAATGGGGTTGTTCCATAGCATGGCTACCCCTTCTTTTAGTGGAAAACTCAAGAAATACAATGGGGGTTCAAGCAGCGACAGAATCATTCAGAAATGAAATGGTTAAGTCTAACAATGTCATGACAAAGGTTCTAGCTCATAGTGGAAACCCAAAAAAAGCTATTAATACTGCTAGTTCAATATTTGAAATGATTCATGCACACCAAGATGCTATCACTCAAAAGGTTCCTGAAATTGAAGATGAAACTATTAGACAATTAAGTAATAATAAGGTAAAAGTTAAGAACAAGCCTAAAAAGGCAACGACTAAAAAGGTGAAAAAAAATGGCAACAACCGTAAACAACACAACAGTTCAAAGTAGAATCACAATAATTTTTGATGCTGCAGGCCCCCTTACAGGTGATGGACCAGCAAAAGGCACTGGAAACACTGAGTCCGACGTATATTTAGATGACAATATTCAACTTAATATAAGATCTCATACAGAGATTGATTCTAATATTCACGCTTTACAATGGGATGCTACAACGAACACTGGACATATTGAGTTTACAGACACAAGAGACAATGAGTCCATATCCTCTTTTCCTCAGTGGGCAACAAATGTTGTTATAAGAGCAGAAGCTCAGAACACCTGGCAAACAACTTTTGACTCTACATATGCGAGTCACTCAGATGCAGGAGCTGAAGATGATTCAGCAGCAGTAACATCTGCAGCTACAGCCGCCGACACAGCGAGAACAGATTATCTTGCTGCACACAGTATTACTTACTAAGTTTTCTGTGTATAAATAATGATGAAAGATTATATTTTAGAAATAAAAAAAATAATTCCTGAATCTTTTTGTAAAAAGATAATATCTTACTTCGATAATAGTCTTTATGAACCAGGCACTGTGAGTGGCAAAGACAAATCAGTTAGAAATTGTGATGCAAGGAATATGCAACACACTAATACCTTTGGAGAAAAAATTTGTTCAAATTATGTTTTAAAAAAAATTTTTGATTGTAAAGATTTATACGCCACAAAATTTAGCTATCTTCATTGTAAAAAAATATCAAGTTGTGAACTTTTAAAATATGAACATAATCAGTACAAAGCCGGATATAAATTTCACACAGACATGGGATTTTCAGTCAGTGAAAGACAAATCTCTGTATCTATTTGTTTAAATAATGAGTTTAGTGGTGGGGAGTTTGTATTTGATTTTCCAAATCAAAATAATTATCAGGTCCCTCAAAATGTAGGTGATGCTATTGTTTTTCCCTCTAACTTTATGTTTCCTCATCAAGTAAATCAAGTTACCAAAGGAACAAGATATGCTATCGTGGCTTGGTTAATATAATGGAACCTATTTTTATAAAAGAATTTTTACCAAAAGAAACCTTAACTGTTGTTCACAGTTATTGTTTGTTGAAATATCAAAATCCACAATTTTTAAATAATGATACTCAAACTCAATCTTTTGTTGGTGAACATGGAGACAGTCTAATGGAAGTTTTGATGGATTTGAGCACGCCTGTCATAGAACGAAACGTAGGCAAAAAACTATGGCCTACGTATACTTATTTTAGAATTTATGATAAAGGATCTGATTTAAAAACTCATACCGATAGAGAGTCTTGTGAATACACTGTCGCTCTCTGTTTGGCTTCAGATCCCGCAGATAAACCCTATGAAATATTTATTGGGGAGAGGGATGAGACATCAGATTATAAATATTATAATACTAAAAAACAATTTCAGAGATTAAGAATAGATTACAAATTTCCTATGATTGCTAACAATGCAATAATTTTCAAAGGTAGAGAAAAATTACATTGGAGAGAATATTGTGAGCACGATCATTATATGACTGTTTTTTTACATTATGTAGATCAAGAAGGTCCCTATAAAGAGTATAAATTCGATAAGAGAAATTCTATAGGTCTAAAATAAAAAATTAATGTGGATAAAATTCTTTATAAAATAAGAATTGGCGTAGGCCTTGGAGACGTGTTTTGTGCATCAGGGGCCTTAAAAAAACTTACTGAAAAATTAAATACAAAAGTTTTTGTTGAAACAGGCCAACCCTCAGTCTTTGAGGATCAGCCTCATGTAATAAAAGCGTTTAGAGGGGCTTATGATTATTTAGATATTGATCTTGAAAATCTTTACAAAAGTTTTGATAAAATTTATGTTGCAGATTATTACAACGAAAATCACCTAAAATCTAAAACTAACATTGTCGAGGCATACTGTGAGTCTATTGGAGTTGATAAAACCTCTCTACCTTATTTATCAGTGGATAAAGATAAGTTTAATAGTTTTAACTTTATCAATGAGGATTATATTTTTGTTGCACTATCTGACAGGATAAAACCCTTTGTTAGTGAGATAGGTTCATCAAAACACTTGTCTAGTAATTATTGTAAGGATTTGATAAATGCCATTCAAAACAGTTTTCCTAATTATAAAATTATAGACATTGACCGTTTGAATCCAAATATACATGACAAAAAAGAGTTACTTTACATTGCTATGAAAGCAAAAACATTTGTGGCAGTCGATGGAGGGATGGTGCATATAGCGTCTAATGAACCGACTTTTAAGAAGGGAGTCTGTTTATATCGCACACAGAGTTGTGTTGATTCTTTTGGATATAAAGAGCAAACAAATCTTATATCTGATACTCCTTTAATAGGGCCATACGTGCCAATAGAAAAAATTATTAATGAACTTAGTAAAAATGTTAACTGAAAAAATATTATTTAAAGAGTCTGCTTATGTCACTAAATACGAGGGGGATAAAAACATTATAGATAAACACGTAGAGCATATTTTACTTTTTGATAAAGGTAGAGTTTCAAGTAATCAAGGGGGATATCAAAGCCATGACATAACATTTGGATTTCAAGAATTAATACAGTTTGCTCAAATGTGTCTTACAAAATTAGAATATAGTTTTACTTTCGGTAATTTTTGGTTGAATGTTAATAAGGGTAATCACTATAATGACGAACACATACACGGCCTAGCGGGCATGTCTGCAGTTTATTATCATAAAACTTGTTGCGATAAAACTCCGATATATTTTAAACATTTAGTCCCCGCCATTGTAGAGACTACTGTTGAGTTTTCACCAAATGATGGAGATATTATTTTTTTTCCCTCCCATATAACACATGGTGTAAAAGCGTGTGGTAATGTAGATCACGAAAGAATTTCTATAGCAATGAATTTTCCAGGTAAATTTAAAGAATGAGACCTTTACTTACATTTAGTTTTGTAGATTGGCTTGAAGATCAAGACACTAAACAAAAAAAATTAATAGAATTTGGCTCTGGTGAGTCAACTATATATTTTAGTAAAAAATTTCAAAAAGTAATAACATATGAAGACGATGATTATTATGCACAAATTATAAATTCACATAATCTACATAATGTAGAACTTAGAATTTTTAGTCATGGGTTTTATAAAAATGACATTGAGTCACTAATAAACGCAGACTATATTTTAATTGACATTCACCCACGTGAGACAAACAATAGATTATACATCGCAGAAGTTTTAATTGAGCAAGTTAATTATCAAAATACATTAATTTTAGATAATAGTAATCTTAATGCAGACACTTATTTTTATCTTAAAACTAAGTATAAAACCTGTAAAGATTTTATAGGTAACGATCGTCAAGGGCCAGGAGCAGTAACATCCGTTTTCAATGATAGAAAATAATCTTATAAAAATAAAAGAAACATCAATTTATAAAAATAGATTAGATCTAGAAGTTTGTAACTCAGCTATAAATTTTATTAAACAGTTACAGGACAAATTCATTCACAAAACTTGGGATTGTGATCTTAGAAACTCTGGAAATCTCACACACAATATTTTAAATGTTGAAGAATTAAGAAATCTTAAATTCAATATTATGCATCATATAGAAAACTACATGTTTCAAACTAAGAAGTTTTTTGATGGGTTTATATGTGAGTCATGGATTAACATTTATGAAAAAAATTATTATCAAGAGTACCATGACCACACTAGCGATATCTATAATTGTATCTGTGGTGTGGTATATCTTACTAATAAAAACTCAAATATTATTTTTGATACTTTGCATACTAAGTCTATAACGCCTCAGTTTGCGGATATCGTAATATTTGAAGACGACATGCTTCATAGGGTTAAATCTAATGAAGAGGAATTAAGAATAAGTTTGGCTTTTAATTATAGAAAATGTGTCTCATGGCATGGGATAAGAGAAACAAACAAGGAGAAAACAAATGATTAAACCAGAAGAGTTGAGAGACAAAAAATTTAAAGTATTTTTAGGAATGCCTATGTATGGAGGTTTATTAACAGAACCAACTTTACATGGATTATTAGAACTACAATCATGGACCATGAACACCGGCATTCAAATGAGAATACAAACAATGGGTAATGAGAGTTTAATAACTAGGGCACGTAATACAATTGTGTCGATGATGTTAGATCAAACTGATTTTGCTGCCACACATTTATTATTTATTGATGCAGACATAGGCTTTCATTGGCAAAATGTTGAAAGACTTCTTTGTGCTGACAAGGATGTAGCTTGTGGGGTTTACCCTAGAAAGCATATACATCTCGAGAAGATAAAAGGTATTTTAGAGGAGTACCCAGATATTAGTTCTGATGAAATGGAGGCTAGAGCCTTAGGCTACAATGTAAATTTTGATAATCCTACTGACCTACAAGGAGAGAACGGATTTTTTAGAGTAAACGAAGCAGCCACAGGAATGATGTTGGTTAAAAGAGAAGTATTTACAACCATGATGAAAAAGTTTCCTGAGAGAAAATATGAAACCGATCAGATAGTCAATGGGCTATATTATAGATCAAATAATTGTTACGATTTATTCGCTGTCGGACCCTATCAAACAGGAGATCAAAAAAGATATTTATCTGAGGATTATTATTTTTCAAGACTATGGCAAGAGTGTGGTGGTGAAATATGGGCGGACTTAGCTAGTCCTCTCACTCATTTTGGCAATAGAGCATATAGAGGCCATGTTGGAACCTTACTTGCTAAAAAAGAGTAATTTATATATATTCAACTTATGCCCCTAGTAAATTTCAGACCAGCACCAGGTATTAATAAGGAAGTCACTGACTATACAGGTCAGGGTAAATGGACTGATGGTGACATGGTGCGTTTTTTTCAAGGATCTGCACAGAAAATAAAGTTC